TACTGTAGGCTCTGGAGAAGGCTCTGGGGTTGGAGGCTCTTCTGCTGTAGGTTCAGGACTTGGTTCTGGTGTTGGTGGTTCATCTGCTGTTGGTTCTGGTGAAGGCTCAGGAGTAGGTGGTTCATCAGCAGTTGGCTCAGGACTTGGCTCTGGGGTAGGCTGATTGGCTGCAGCATTGGCTGCTGCTTGTGCAATAGCAGCATTAAGTTCTCTTTGTGATTGCTCGTCATAGTAACGCCATGCGTTATCAATTGCACTATTAACATTATTAATTGCTTGATTATATGCACTGATTGCGTTATTTTTATTCTGCAGTGTCGTTGCAACATTTAAAAATGAATTGTTATATTCGTTTGTTTTATTAGTTAGTGTTTGATTGTAACCATTAAGTGTTGATACTGCTTGGTTATAAACATTTAATTTATCATTATATACATCTTGGGCTGAGTTTTTTGCAGCAAGCGCATTGTTGTATTCATTAGTTTGTTCTTGAGTTGCTCCATCTCCAGAAGAAAATGTATTTAAATTACAACTAAAGTTTTGTCCCCATATTCGTGGATCTCCAGCATAATCACAACCTGCTCCAGTCCATCCTCCAGGAATTGCCCATCCAAGATGATAAGATCCTGGACCTCCACCGTTGTACCACCATATCTCTACATCAAAAACCTTATCTGTGGTTACATCATATATTGGAGAGTATGGGCTCCAGGTTGTTCCTTGCTCTACCCAGTTGTTTATAGCCAATGCTCCATCAATATACATTCTAAAACCATCGTCTGTATATCCTGCAAATTTTGTTGATGTAAACCATGATGGAACTGTTATCTGACCAGTGAATTTAACAATGAAATTTTCATACCGATTTCCGCATACTGGGCGATTCATATAATTTGAATTCCATGTGCCACTACATAGAAGTTGATCTGTGGCTGCTTGCCCATTAACTCTAATTAAACTATAGACATCGTATTGTAGTCCTGCTCCACCAGCACTGTTTAGGGCTTGCTGGGCTGTCTGTAGATTAATATTGGCTACGCCAAGTGCATCATAGGCATCATCCTTATTATCAAGGGCTGTGGACACGGTTACTGTTTGTCCATCTACTGCTGATTGGGCTAAATCTTTTTCTTCAAGTGCCGTTGCTTCTGCCCCAATTGAATCATCATATAGGTCAGAAGTTTGGTCTTGAGTTTCTTTTGCAGATACGGCAATGGCATATTTATCTTCTGCTTCTTGAATTAAAGATATAAATTCATCCTTATATCCAAGGTCTTCGATACTATTATTAAGCTCTTCAATTTCCTGAGATGCTAAACTTAGTGGATCATCGCTATAGGCGGGGGACATAAAAAGCCATCCAAATGCAAGCATTATGGACGCTGTTGTTCTAAATAACTTTTCCCTTTTCAACTATGGCTCCTAAGTAAGCAACATGCTTACATAGTAATTATACCACTTTAACTATTTAGGATTATCTGTTTTATAAAAGCCATTGCCCTTAAATTGTATACCAAATGGTGTGAAATGTCTTATCATATCTGATTCACATTCAACACATGTATATCCAGGATCATCATCTTTAATTGATCTATGTACTGACATAGTTGCATGTGATTCATCATATGAGCATTTATATTCGTATACTGGCATTACCTAATCCCTTAATTTTAGTAGGCAGTTTTTGGACGTACCCAGGTCTCAATGTTATTTGATCTTTAGTATTTTAGGTTGTTTTTCTTTAGGCAGATTTCTAATAACACGGATATGTAGCATTCCGTCTTTTAGCTCTACACTTGAAACTTCCATGTATTCACTTAGTTCAAAGATTCTTGTGAATTTACGTGCAGCGATTCCCTTGTGGACCACCTCTGCGTCTGTTACTTCTGTAATTTCACCTGTAATCCAAAGACTTCCGTCTTCAATTGATACAGTTAGATCTTCTCTTGTGAATCCAGCAACTGCCAGCGATAGCTGATAGTTGTCATCATCTAGCTTTAATAAATCATACGGCGGAAAAGCTGTATTGTTTACCTTACTTAGACTGTTAAAACGTTCCAACTCTCGATTGAAACCAATAAAAAATGGATCCTTGAAAAGATCCATGGCGAATTGTGTTACCATTTTTGCTCCTTTTAAGCGAGTTAAATTAGTGCTCCCATTCGGCAAGCACTTATATATTATAGCATTTAGACAACTAGAATTGCAACTTACTTCCCAGACTTCTTTCTTGCCTTAGCTAAGGCATCAAAGTCTTTAATTTTTGTTTCTCCCATATAGCCCCAAGCATGACCATCTTCAATCATCTTTTGATTAATAGACTTATCTGATCCGTCCAAAAAAACCCAGCCTAAAATGCGACCATACTTTTCAGATGAGTCCATCTTTTCTGTTTTAATGACAACAGTTTTAGCCGAGTCAATTGCATTCTTAAGGTAAGCCTTGGCTTCAAGACCTAATGCTTTTTCCATCTTGTCTGCTGTTCGGCTTTCTGGAGTATCTATTCCAGCCAATCTTACTCTTGAGCTAAATGATATATCAAACCCAAGATCAATGTCTACATCAATTGTATCTCCGTCGACAACCTTACTTACTTTCTTTACATAATATTCAAACATATAGTCCTCCTTAGACCCAATACTTAATTATAGCAGCTACAGCGATCAAAGACCACAGTATGTTAAACCAAATAATTGTTGGCAATGTTTTGACTGTTGATGACCAAATAAGCGATAGGCTTGTTATTAAAGCAATAATATAAAGCCACCATATCTGTGTGTCAAACAAAAGACCTGGGATAATAATTGCCGCTTTTGTCATAAAAGCAAAAAACTCTACAGTATTAGGCTTATTCCAATACTTCTTATTACCCATGCTGCGAAGAGCGGTTATCCATTGAGTTTTAAATTTCATTTTAATCCCTCCAAAAACTCTTTATGGTCTGCACATTCAAACGCCTTGTGTTCTCTACAAGCCTTGTAGTAGTCGTACAAATCAACTGCTTTTCTATAATCATCATAAGATTCTACGTATTCTTTTGCAAGCTCTTTATTTATTTTATCTAGAGCAGATCCTACCACAAACCAGCTCTTACTATACCAGTGTTCACCGTGGTCTAGTTTACCTGGCATTCTGTTTTCCCAAATTTTTAGATTACGCTTTATATCTTCTGGGGCATTTTCATAAGAAAATTTTTCCCAAAACGGTGTGTCTTTTCTTAAAGACATATAGTGAAAGTATATAAAGTTAAGAATATCATCATTCATTCTTACAATTTTTTTGTTAAACTCATCCCTTATTTGCTGTGTATTGCTAAGGAATAGATTTGGTGCACCGAAGATTTCTGTTAGCTGAACCATGCTTACCCAAAGAGATGTTGCTTCTAAAGGTTCTACAAAATTTGCTGCAAGCCCAACCGCAACACAGTTATTCTGCCAAGGTTCTTCAAACGATCCTGGACTAAAACTAAATCCACCCTTATCTTTTCTAGGATATGTCGGAACAAAACCAAGTAGTCCCTCGACCTCTTTAATTGCATCTTGCTCTGATATCAAAGAAGAATCATACACATATCCGCAGCCAAATCTTGATTGTAGTGGAATTTTCCACATCCATCCATATTTCATTGCAATTGCTTCCGTGTATGGAGGAATGCTATCTGTCATTTCAATAAAAAAGGGTATGGCAGAATTTGTTGGTAAAAATTCTTTATAGCTTTTCCATTTTGAGTTAAAAGTTTTCCCAATGATAAGCCTATGAAAGCCACTGCAATCAAAAACAAAATCACACGCAATGCTGTTGCCATTATCAAGTTCTAGGCTTGTTACATTGCTGTAATCATCTAAAGACACTTTTATTATTGTATCTTCAAAAACCTCAATTCCTCTTTCTATCCCTATCTCTTTAAGCCTTGCTGCAAGTTTTGTAGCATTAAAATGAAAAGAAACCAGACCTATTTGTTTGTAGTCTGTTATAAGTTTCCCATCTTTATTTTTTTGAATAATAAAAGGAACCTTGTTTTTTTCTGAAATTATTTCTGTCATGTCTACATTTTTTAAGCTATTATTTATTGCAATACTTGAAACAAGGATCGGGTCTGCAGATAAAAACATAGAAGAAAGGCCTTCTGTTCCAACAGTTTGATCTGTAAAACCAAAACCATGATAGTAAAAATCATCTTGGCTGTTCCATCCAGTAAACTTAATTCCATTTTTTATAGTTAAATCACAGTTTTTTACCAAATCTTCTATTCCTATATTTAATGTCTTTAGGAATGCAGGAAGGTATGGCGTAGATCCTTCTCCTGCACCGAGAATGCCAATATCTTTTGATTCTATTACAGTAACATTTAGTTTTGGGTACTTCTTCTTTGCTGTTAAAGCAGTAAGCCATCCAGCGGTTCCTCCGCCAACAACAACTATATTCTTAGTCATGCCTGTGCTCCAATAGATGGTGATATCTCAATAAGATCTACATTACATCTTTGAGGCAATCCGCTGATCCACAATATAGCATTGGCTATATCTTCTGCCTCTAGCGCACCATCATTATTCTGATGAGTATTTATTGCCGCTGGGCATATCTCTGTAACCTTTACTTTAAATGGAGACATCTCTAGCCTAAATAGTTTTGCAAGGGCAGATATTGATAGTTTTGATGTGGCATAATTACCACCGCCAACATAAAAATGTTTTTTTGCAAATGACGATATAAATATTAAAGTGGCGTTATCAGATTTTTTAAGGCTGGGTATAAAAAGTTTTGATAAGTACATTGGTCCAGCAACATTAACCATATATGAATGCATAAAATTATCAGGAGTTTCATTGTTCATACTCTTGGCTCCGTCTATTCCAGCACATGAAGCATTGTTTACAATTAGGTCTATCGCTTCATCTTTATATTTTTGATAAAAATTGTTAATGCTTGTCTTATCTGACAAGTCTAGGTGTTCAATTTTTATATTTTCAAAATTTAAATTGCTTATTCCTTCTGGGTGTCTAGAAGTTCCAATTACAAAATACCCGTTGATAGATAAAGTATGTGCAAGTAAGTTTCCAACGCCACCGCTTACTCCTGTAACAATTGCTTTTTTCATAACACCTCCTAAAATGTTGTGTCCCCAGATGGTATCGAACCATCGACCCGCAGATTAAAAGTCTGCTGCTCTACCAGCTGAGCTATAGGAACATCGTACCCCTGGCTGGAATCGAACCAGCGGCCAACAGATTAGAAGTCTGTTGCTCTTCCTCTGAGCTACAGAGGTATAATTAAATTGTACTATTAAAAATCATAATCTTCAAGACTTTCTAAAGGAATTATTCCTCTTTGCTTTGCTATATTATATCCCTCTTCTGTAAAGTTATATGTAGCCCGAAGATTTTCATCATACTCAACTTGCATAAGGTCATTGTTTAATAGATCTATTAACTCTGACTCCACATAATGCTCATGGGCTTCCCACAAATCTGGTGCAAGTAGCGGGGTCACATTTTCGTTAAGCTCAAAAATTGCCTCACCGTCTTTTGAAAATCCTACAATTTTTATTGCACCAATATCTATATAGTGCTGAATCTTAATCATTAGATCTTCTTCATCTTCTTCATCAAATGGTTTTGACATTACTACCTTTCTGTGCAACAAGTAGGACTTGAACCTACGATTACCGAATTATGAGTTCGGGGCTTTAACCAACTAAGCTATTGTTGCTTAGCCTAATTATATTATTTAGTTACTGTTTTTGTCAATAGATTGCTCTACTATTTGCTGAACATACTCTGAAAAGTGTTTTCTTATACTGCCAGGCGGCCTCTTACCAATATCAGACCACACTCTTTTATACTCATGGATGTTATCAAATGTTGTTGGGCATACCAAAGTTCCTTCGTAATCCTTTAGCCTTGTTGGCAAAGGTACGTGTTTACTACAGCATTTACATTCCTTAGCTTTTTCTTGATAGATACTCATAATATTTCCATTCCACTTAATGCATCAGAAAGATCCCTTGGCATAGGAGATGGAGCCCTAATTAGATTAGGACTATCTACCACTAAAGACTCTCGATATTGTTTTTTAACAGATGAATAGTCGTGCACCTCTATGTCACCAAATGCTGCTCTAGTTAAACTAATTGCATTGTAGATAGACCCACAGACTGCGTCAGCTAAGTCCTTAGAACCTTTTCTAGGGTGATCAACCTTATCTCTCATAATTCTTAGCTCCAACAATTCATCAACAAGAAGAGGAATATGTGGTCCATTTAATCTTTCTTCTAGAACAACCATAGCCATATCATCATAATGTTTTTTAGCTACAGATAAAGTCTCTGTGTTAATTCCATACTGTTTTAGTTGCTGCATCATGTCATGAGAGTTCCATCTATCAAATGTACACACTCTAATATTAAAACCCCTTGATCTCAAAGATAATATGTAATCTCTTACCTCTCCAAAATCAACAGATTTATCTGATGTCGGAGTCCAATACATTACAGCATCTACCTTAACAATTGGCGCTGGCTGAGAGTATGTGTCAGTAACCTTAACGCTAACAAACTTTTCAATGTGCGCCATAGACACAGCACAATGGTCATGCTTTTGAGCTAAGTCGACGTGTATAAAATATTCTGTGTCGTCTTTTGGCAAGAACCACTCTTCAAACCTTCCAAAGCCGTCTACAGCTACAGAAAGATCGTTAAAAGCCATCTCAATTTTTTCACGAGACTTAAAGAAAGCATCTATTGCTTCTGGTGGCATACATGCAAATCTACCTAGCGCATCAGTAACATCTCTATAGAAAGCAATTTTAAAATCTTCAATGCTTCTTGTTGGATTAACTTCCCATGTTGGTCTACGAATTGCATACACTCTAGGATACTTATAAGAAATTATTTGATCTTCATCCCAAAATATATCAAACTCATTACCAACGGTGTTTTCTGGCAAATCTGGGTCTAATTTAAATCTGTGAGATCTAGATATGATTTCTTTTTCAGATATAATATCATCGTATCTTTGCTGGATGTAATCATTTTTAAATCTTGGGAAAGAAAGAAGAATTACTTTGCCATAGTCTGGAAAACGAGAATCTACAGATGCCCTGTACATATCATATATACCGCTTCCTGTTTTTGCCTGATCATGACCGCTGGTGCTATCTAGTGCAAAACCAGAAATTTCATCAAGGACCGCAACCAATACGTTATATCCTTCAAAGGCTTCTCTTTCTGAGTGTCCAGAATATACGGTAACATTTTTATCAAATTTAATTTCAGACGCTTTCTCAAAGTACTTACCAACAAACCATGGAGAGTGAGTAACTCTATTTTTAAATCCCTTAAAGAATACGTTGTTTGCCTGCTGGGCGTTAATAGCAATGTTAATAATATCTATTGAGTCTCCAGGAGGCTTTCCATAATATGACGCTGGGTCTCTTAGGCACAATAGTAAATATACTATATACGCAACGGATATGGTAGAGCAATAGTCTTTTCCACTGCCCTTACCTAATTGAGCAACAACTTCATTGGCTGTTTGTTTATATCTTATTGATCCTTCTTTTTCACCAAATAATTTTATTAAGGTTGACTCTTTATATATCTGAGATGATTTTTCAATAAGTGTATACTGGTGTTCTGATAAATCAGGCAGACCTAAATAATTCTTGTCTGTTACAAAGGTTTTTAAATCAACTGGTCTTTCATCAAACTCTTCGCCATCTAAGATATCAATGAGATCATTAAAATCAAATTCCACTGACTTCCTCAATAATCTCTATTGGCTCAACAATTCCAGTAATTTGAGATAAACGTTTTGCAACTTCTAATTTACACTTTGGGCAGGAGGCAGTTACTTCTTTTAAGATTTTTACAAGTAGTTCTTGCTTTCTTTCTGACTCTGCTATCTGAGAAGCAATTTCATTGTTTTCAAGCAGACCAACATCTTGAAGCATGGTAACCTTTTTGCCCTGTATGTCTGCTATCAACTTAAGTGTTGAGTTTTGTACGCTTAGCTGGCCCTGCATCTTTGCTTCTTTTGCAAGGTCCCAGGCTTCGCTAATAAGCATTGCATAGTGTTGATCGGCTGCAGATATTGCTTCCTTAGCTTTGTCACGGGCACCAGAGTCATTTTTTACAAACTCTTTCCACTCATCAATATGCTCTAGAACCTCTGCTCTTTTAAGTCCAGTGGTTGTAGCAATTTGAGTTGGTGTGCTTCCCTTAAGAAGCTCTTCAACTACCTTATTCATGCGATCAAAATGATCAGCTAATTCAATTTCCATATGTGTATATTATACTTCTAGTCGACTGAAATAGCAAATTCCTTGGCAACTTTTAGCAATATTAAGTATCCAATTAAATCGTCAATATCATTATCTCCAGGGTATTCTTCTCCCTTAATAAGTCTATTTAACTTATCATCAATTCTAACGTATAGCTGCTCTTTTGGTCCCGCCTTTGAAAATATGCGAACTGGATCTAGGGCTGAATTTCCATATGATATATTCTTTTTAATTAACATGTGAGCAATATCAAGGCAGGTTGTTAAAATTTCATGCCCTGCTTCAGTTCCAACTGTAAGCAAATAAAGGTCATCGTATCTAAATTCTTTTGAGTC